ATGGGGGCCATAACCACCACCTTGATGGAACTGCGGCAGGTAGCCACCGTTGTAGTGGTTCGGGTAGACGTTGCCGTCGACGACGACCTCTGGGCCGTGCTCACCGACGAGGACAGCTCCTGGCATCTCCGCCAGTTCACCGAGCTGACCTGACGCCCAGTGCGGCGCAAGCTGACGCACCATGCCGTTGGCGGCCTTGAGCGGACCGCCCATGGCCTTGCGCCCACCAAGCATCTTGCTGAACGCCTCGGAGCGCCCACCGGTGCCAGACTGTCGCCGCATCTCCTCGGCTGACTGCTGCAGCTCTATGGCTTCGTCTGAGCGTCCCTGGTCATACAGTTCCTGGATCTGCTTCAGGGTCTTGGCTGTGGCGAGACGTGCCATGAGCGGCCCACCCATGGCACGTCGCTTGCTCTTCAGCCGCTCTCCGGCCTTCTCGATACCGAGACTCTTGTTCGTCAGGTCCTGGATGGCAGCCATGAACTGGAGACGCTGCGGGTCTGACTTGCGGGCCTCCAGGTAGCGCGGGTCATCGAGCGTCCAATGGCCGCGCTCGTTGGGCTCGTGGAGGATCTTCGGGCCACGCTTGTATCCACCGCCCGGATCCGGTACCTGTGAGTAGCCGCCGAGCCAGCCCTGTTTCTTCCAGTTCTGCTTGATCTCAAGCTCGCGCTTGGCCAGAAGATCCTTGGTCACGGAGAGTTGGTGCTGTGCTTCGCCGACCGTCACCGCCCTGGCCGTGGCCGCAGCGAGTGACTGCGCGTAGACGATGTCCGCGGAAGGCACGTTGAGCATGGGCAGGCCTTCGAGCGGGCCCTCCTCGATCTCCCTGCCCTCACCGACGATGTCCATGGCCTGGGAGTACATGAAGTCCGCGTGCGGGTCGCGCGCCTTCTTCCAGGCCTTGACGGGCCTGACGGCCTTGCCCTTCGTCCTGCCGAACCCAGCCTTTCCTGTGAGCGATAGATACTCACGGGCGTCCTGGGTGAGCGAACCGGGGTCGTTGATCTGGCCCCCGCCGATCGCACCGATGGCGTTCATCGCCTGGTACGCCTGGATGAAGCCCTGTCGTTCCTCCTCGTTGACCTGGTGCTGGAACTCGGTGTTCGGTAGTTCTCTCTTGGCTGCGCGCCCGACACGCTCCATGTACATGGCCGTGTTCTCACGCACGGACTTCATCAGCCGCTTGGCGTTCGCGGTGGTCGGATCGCTGCGCCAACCCTCGAAGTTCTTGAAGACCCCGCCGATACCGGGCATCGCACGGCTCATGGCGGTGAACAGGCTTGCGGGCTTGCCCGGTAGCTGTGCGCTACCGGGCACGGTGACGCCCACTGACTCCCCAGCGGTCTTACGCTCATCGAGCCACTGGCGGTAGCCCTTCGACATCGTGGCCAGTTCTGTGATGTTCAGCTGGGTCGGGTCATTCTGGCGTGAGTACTCGATAGCTTTGTAGAGGTCGTCACGAGTGCCTTCGTACGCCTTACTCCTGCTCTTGTTCTCGTAGTCGATGACGTTGAGTTCTTCCTGGGTCAGCTCCTTCCCGACAGACCCGGTGAAGCCACGCACCCCACGGACACCAGAGCCCTGTCGGTCACGGGCCATAACTTCATCCCATTCCTGCCTCAGGTCGCGTGTGAACGGGACGCGTGTGTGCGCCTTGCCCATGGTCTCAGCCACCCAGGTCTTGTTCGTGAACATGAGAGGCGTGCCGCGTTCGCTCCTCTCACGCGGCTCCATCTGGTTCGTCTCGGGGTTGAACCAGAACGCGTTCTCACGCTGCATCGTGCCGAAGACACGCTGTGGCATGGGTAGATCCGGACGAGAGGTGGGTGGTGGTACAGGTCGAGTACGGATGCGCTTACGAACAGGCGCGAGCGTCATCCCTGTGACGCTACCGACCGATCCTGGCGTATAGGGAGGACGTGGCCTGAAGCCAGCGGGGAGTTGGCGAGACTCGCCATGAAGTCCTTGCGATCGAGGGATCTGCCGTATATCGACGATGTGACCACCGCTCTCGACCATGCGCCAATTAGGCAGGGAGCCTATGGTCTGGACAGGGAAGCCCCGAAGGCCAGGAGATGCGGGGTGCTCACGTCCCGACGGGGCGGAGACCACGGCCATAGCGCCACCCATAGGCCATCGAGCGCCACCACCGATGACGCGTGACGGCGGTGGTGTGAACCCGATGTGTTCCTGCCTGCGGTGACCCGCGTAGGTCGTGTAGTTCCCGAAAGCCGCACGAGGCTCCTCTGACACGCCCCAGTTCGGGGAGCTGTAGGAGGTGAAGCGCTGCCGTGGTTGACCCTTCGGCGGAGTAGGGCCCTGTCTGCTCGCTACCTCGGACTGGCTGCGGAGAGCGAGCCGCCGCTGTCGCTCGTCGAGATACCGCTCGTACGCCTCGTTGTCGACCTCGCGGATATGGCCTGTCCTGGGCTCGCGATACAGGGTCTGGTTCTTGGCAAGGTGTCTGTGTCCAGGCTCAGCACCATGGCCCATGTGGAAGCGCGGGATCGGGGTGACGGTGCTCCTGGGCGCAGCAAAAGACCTCCGCGGCATCGGCCCACCCATCTGCTTCCCCTTGACAGGAGAGAACGATGTGACGGTGGCCGACCCCGTGGAGGTCGCAGAGGCCTCGAACGCTCGTGCTTGTGCTGGCTTCTGGGCGAAGCCGACCGGCATCTTGAGGTCCGGGAACTGATATTCGACTGGGATGACGAGCTTCTTGATGCCCGTGGTCGAGTTGGCTGACCTGACCGCCTTGTTCGCTTCGTCGATGACGGACTTGGCGGTGACTTCGACCGGGATCTTGATGTGGATCGGCGTGACCTTGCCGATGGCTCTGTTGACGACGGTCTGGGCGGCTTCGGCATCGAGGACGACCTTAAGCGGGATCCCCTTGCGACCGGCCAGGGCAGCCTCAGCTCGCTTGAGCTGAGCGTCGAGGTTCGCGGTATCTACCGTGAGCTTGACTCTGACTTCGCCAGCGCTACCGGACGTGTCAGCCATCGTCTTCGTCCTTTACTGGGGCGGGCTTCCAGCTCTCGACCAGCTCGTTCCTGACGCGCAGCCAGTACGTGAGCGGCCAATGCCAGGGCTCATGGGGCCAACCGCCGTACGCCCGCGCGATCCGACAGTTCATCTCCCATATGCTCAGGGTTCGTCGTTTGGGGAGTCATCATCCTCTGGCGTGTCGTCCTTCTTGGACTTGTCGCCCTTCTCTGGCTTCGTGGTCGGCTCGACGCTGAAGTGCAGGTCACGGATATCACGTTCAAGCTGGCGCATGAGGCGCACACCGAGGGTCGTGAGATCCGTGATCTTGGGCTCGATCATGCACTCTCTGAGCAGCAATCGAAGCAGCAGGTTCTCGTCGACATCATCGGTGTCCTGCCCGGTGACCGGGTCCTGGACCTGCTTGGTCGCCTTCTTCAAGCACTTGTCGTACGTGGCGACATCAGCCTCCTCCATCACGAACGTGGTGCCGCGATAGACCTTCTCGACACGAGTGAACTCGTTCACACTCGACATAGCGTCACACCTTCCATCAGTAGGTTGCGACCGTCGAGAGAGCGCTTGCGGCCCTCTGCCTGTTCCAACCTGTACTGGTCCACTTTCCTGGTCCTGCGGTCTCTCTTGACGACGATGAATACCTCGGGGTGGTAGTCATCATCACCGAAGAGATCCGGATTGATGTACTCACACTCAGCTCGGAACGTGAAGTACTTGGTGTACTTATCGTCATCGCCCTGCTGTTTCTCCTGATACAGACGCCATGAAGCGAATTGGCCGATGACCGCACCGAGCTCGACGATCTTGATCGAGCCTTCCTTGCCCGTGATGTTTCGAAACACTCAACCCCTCCTGTGAGGATCAGGGTGGGGCCTGGTGAAGAGGAGATCACCAGGCCCCAAGAGACTAGCCAGCGAAGACGGTCCAGGGACCGTTGGCGCGGAAGTTGCCACTCACACGGACGGCGTCCGTGTTCGAGCAGTTGATCGCCGCGTCGTGCAGGGCGAGACCGGACGCCAGCAGGACCGGTGAGGTCCCGTCATCTGAGTACAGATACGTGGCGATACCCGTCGAGTCGTCGGTAGCGTTGACCAAGAGGTCGCCGCTGTTGTCCATCAACCCGGCATAGGTGCCACTGATGTCCTTGAGGCCCGCGAGATAGGTCTTGTTCGTGTCACCGAAGACGGTGGCGTCGACATAGTCGCGGTTGAGGTTGAGGGTCCACTCGGTCTTGAGTGCGACCTTCTTCGTGCCCGCACCGCCCTTCGGGGCGATGAGATAGATGGCTCCACTCTTGCCATGGAGCTTGGTGCCAGCGTTAGCGACCATGATGTCCTTCCTTCAAGCTTTGACTATGTGCCGTCGTAGACGGTCCACTCGCCATTGGCACGGAAGTTGCCGCTGACGCGCACCGCATCGGTGTTCGAGCAGTTGATGGCGGAGTCGTGCAAGGCAAGCCCGTACGCCAGGAGGGTCGCGTTTTCATCGTCCGAGTACAGGTAGGTCATGATGCCTTCCGAATCATCCGTGGCATTCACGAGCAAGTCACCCGAGTTGTCCATCAGACCCGCGTATGTACCCGAGATGTCCTTGAGACCGGCGAGGTATGTCTTGTTGGTGTCGGAAAAGACCGTCGCGTCCACGTAGTCACGGTTGAGATTCAGCGTCCACTCGGTCTTGAGCGCGACCTTGTCCGCTCCAAGGTAGATCGCTCCATTCTTGCCATGGAGCTTGGTGCCATCGTTGGCAGCCATGGGTGTTCCCTTTCGAGGCTATAGGCTCTGGTCGGTCCAGATCTCGTAGGTCCCACCGACCGCGTATACCTTCTGCCCCTCTTCGTCTACATCCGGCGCGAGCCGCAGATCGTTGATGCGACGACAGATCAGGGATGTCTGTCCTGTCGGTGTCAGTGACGCCCCGTCTAGGGTGGCCGACAAGGACTCGTCGAGGTTACTGGCCTCGACGACCGAGCGGGAGATGATCACGATGTCCACGACGGTGATGATGGTGCGCGCTCCCCATTGATCTTCGTAGGGGATCGTGACCGGTGTGTACGCCGCCATCGGGTACTCGATCTTCTCCGGCGAGAAGCCCTCATGGATGCCGCCTTTCAAGCTGGCATACAGCGAGCCGTTCGCTCGAACGGCTTGCACGAGAGCCTGGAACACAGAGGCGGAAGTCACAGCCATCTATCTGAACTGCCTCCCAAGGTGCGCTACCAGGAGCCGCGGCAGATCACCGCGCGCCTTGTACAACGCTGGCCTCATATATGGTTGGGGACGATGACGTGACGTCCCGTATTCCTGGTACTTGGCGTATGGCGTCGGGGAGACGATCCATCCGCTCACCGACTTGGACGACGTGTGGACACGGGTGCGATAGATCTCATCGCGCAGCCGTCCACCGAGTGTCG